ACCATCTGTTCTAAATGCTGCTCCTTTATGATATAAGTCATCTGAATCAAGTGTTAAAGTTTGTGTTGCATTACCTACTTGAGTTCCAGCAAATATACTATCTGTAACTAATACTCCACCAGCCGACATACTAAGGTTTGTACCTGCACTTAAAGTTACGTGAGAATTTAATTGTATTTGAGCATTGTTAAATTTACCAATAATAACATCGTTTGCTTCAATATCAACAGTGTCTGAAGCTAGTTGAATTCCTGTGTTTGCATCACCTACACGACTTACCAATGTATCTGCTTCAAACTTGTTAGCAATAATAGTTCCACTTGAACTTATATTACCTGAGGCTGTTACATGGCTTGTACTTCTAATATTACTAAATACTGCACTACCAAGAGTAGATATGGTTCCAAGTCCTCCTGCTCCATAGAAACTACTACCCTGTAAAATACCGCTTGAGCTTATATTACCTGAGGCTGTTACATGACCTGCTGTTCCATTTATTACTACTGTACTTGTTCCAAATGTAGCTGCTCCTCCTATACTTAGTGTTGAAGTAGAACTACCACTTATATTACCTGAGGCTGTTACGTTTCCAACTACATTAAGACCTGCAGCTAATAAAGTAGCACTTGAACTTATAGTACCTGATGAAGAAATAGTAAGAAGAGTTGTACCTGCTGCTCCTAATTCTAGAGCTCCACCAGTCTTAGTACTATGAATATAGTGATTTCCAGTAGCATATATACCGTGTGTAGCCGTACCTGCATTTGTTTGGTACTTCATAAGAGATTGGTCTACCGAGTTCTCTACAAGAATGTGCAGTCTATGGCTTGTGTCTGGAGTTAAAGTTCCAATACCTATTCTACCTTGACCTCCGCCATCCATAATGGAAACTTGATTTGCAACATTTATTTCTCCACCAAATGAATGAGTTGCAGTTACAAGCGATGCACTTATAGTAGAATCTGTGATTATTTTGCCTGATGAAGAAAGATGCATCATCGTTCCATTAACTGCTCCTAATTCTAGAGCTCCACCAGTCTTAGTACTATGAATATAGTGATTTCCAGTGTCAAATAAACCATGAGTAGCAGTACCTGCATTTGTTTGAAATTTCAAAAGAGATTGGTCTACCGAGTTAGCTACAAGGATATGTAGTCTATGGCTTGTGTCTGGAGTTAAAGTTCCAATACCTATTCTACCTTGGCCTCCACCATCCATAATCGAAACTTGGTCTGCAATGTTTAATTGTCCACCAAGTGAGTGAGTTGCAGTTAAATTAGATCCACTTACTACTCCTCCTACTGTTAAATCATCTTCTATTTCAACGTCATCACTAATATATAAATGTTCACCAGTTAGGGTTCCACTTGCGCTTATATTAGAAGCTGTGATATGGTGTAAAAATTCTCCACCTAAAGTTCCTGATATTACTAAGTTTCCTGAACCTGTAATGTGACCGTCAGTAGTACCTGCGCCACCAACAGAAAGTTGTGCACTTGCAGATATTCTACCTGCAACTTCAAATTCTTGGTTAGGGTCTGCAACTTTTACACCGACATTACCATCTGCTGAATGAACAAATAGGGAAACAGCTGATGAATCGTCTTTCCAGTGCCAATCACCTTTAAGGTTGTTTGTTACTGCGACGTCGTCTTGGTCGATAGCATCGATATATCCAACACCATCTATATAAATATCTTTCCATTCTTGAGTAGATGTACCAAGATCTAATCTATCATCTAGGTCTGGAATTATACTAGAAGAAACATCTGCACCAAATACGACGTAATCTGTATTTGCGTCTCCTAAGAATATACCTCCTGCAGCTGAAGCTGATATAGTTGATTCTCCGATAACTCTTACGTTACCTGTGAAAAGTGCATTAGAAGCTGTTAGTTCTCCTGATGCACTAATTGAGCCTTCCACTCTTAGTACTGGATGTCCGTCGTGTTGTGGTGATCCGCTAATAACTAATCCACCATTAGTTGATCCGGTTATGGATACTTTTACTCCATCATGTGGGTTAACACTGTTTACATTAAGTCTACTCATTTTATTTTCCCTGTCTTATTCTTGTATTAGTAGTCACTAACATTTATTAAATCTATTTCATTCATTCTATTAAAGCTAGTGAGCACAAAGTTACTGCCTAAGCCTATATCAACTGTACCACTAATTGAAAATGGTCCTATCCAAATTCCATTTTGTCCAGCAGAAAGCGTTGATGTACCTGATGCTGTTATTTGATTGAGAGCAAGAACTTCAGCATTTATTGCTGTTCCATGTATATCTTGCCATCTTAAAGCTTCTGTTCCTAAGTCATATGTATCATCTGTATTTGGTCTTAACTGAGAAGTAATATCTGCATTAAACGTTACAGAATCAGTGTTTGAATCACCTCCAACTAAATTACCACCTAAAGTAATATTTCCAACAATATCAGCATCACCGGTTAATCTTAAATTGGATGCTGTTATTTCAGATACAGTTAATTTTGAATCTGCTGAAGTTAACTGTAGATTACTAGCAGTAATACTTCCTCCAAAACTACCATTATTTATAATTAGTAGATTAGAGCCTGTTATATTTCCAGATGCACTAACATCAGATACTCCAGATAAATTAACATTTGTAAGCTGAGCACCGTCTCCAATAAATGCAGTTGCAGTTATGCTTCCTGAAACCTCATGAGATCCCGTTAGATGCCTAAAATTACCATCAACTTCTGTATGAGTTAATGGTGAACCTTTTACGTCTCTAAATACTAATGTCAAAATAATTCTCCTTTGTATAAATACACTGCTTAACTACATATAAATATAGTTTATCTTGCTCAACATATATAAATATAACGCACTTTTATTAAGTGTCAAACCGCACAACAAAAGTCATGTCGTAATCTGGCATCTTAAACATTGGTTGAGAAAAAGAGCCAATGACAAGTAGCTCTCCTGCATCGTTATATAATCCTATCCTTGTAATATATGGATTCCAAATATCATCACTAGTAAATGGATGTAGTTCTTTGGTCTTAAAGTTTTGTATTGTTGTTGGGTTAAATGTCTGATTATATTCATTTGACTTTGCTTCACATGTATATAAATTTTCTTGTAAGGTTGTAGTTGCTCTGAATTTTACTGTTGAAGTTTCAGGTGCTTGTGAAGTATATGCAGATGATGGATGAGTTAAAACAATTTGTCCATGCTCATAAAATATATTACCCCAGTGATTGACACCTGTTCCACTTGACGAGCTTAAATAGTTTATTTGTTCGGTAGAAAATGAACCACTATATATTCTAAATTCATCTATAGAACCTCTAAAAGTTCTAGTTGCTGCAAGTTTTTTTGTTCTAGCGTTTGTTCTAAGATCTATTTTACCATCTGTTGAATATAACTGTGAGCCTAAAACTAAATGGTTTTCATTTCGTATTGGTCTAGAATCTACCATTGTTTGAGTATCACCAAAATTTGAAAGGCTAAAGTTATTATATAGGTCTAGTGTTGAACCTGACTTTTGGAAAAGTATGTGTCTCCATTCTCCATCAGTTATATCTTGTTCAAGTGTGCAAGTTCGTACCTGGCCAGAACCATCCTTTCTACTTGCATGTAAATATCCTGTTGTATTATCAAGTTCTACTCTGAAGGGATATGCTGTGTTTGTGTCTCCATTTACTACACCATTAGATTCTTTTCCAGTATCAAATGTTCCAGAGTCTGCTGAAATAATATGTGAAAGTATTACGTTTGTTTTTTTATCAGTATCATATTGGTCTTCAACCTTTAGATAAAATGATATTGCAAAATCTTCATCTTCTATAAAGTTTATATCAGGATTGTTTGCATCTCTTTCTATCTTTGCAAAGCTCCAACTATCCATTGTTGTGGCCTCATCAAAGCCTGTTGGTATTGTTGTAGAATCACCATACATTCCAGTAAATTCTATTCCTGTTCCATAATAACTTCCTGTTACCACCTTTACTCTATTAGAACTAACAGGAGTATTAAATAGTCCATAATCTTTAATGCTACCAGAAAGAATTTGTTGGTCTAAAAAACCTTTTGCAAAGTCTGGTCTGTACTGGTATGGCGTTAAATCTTTAAAAGGTAAATATAAAACTGTTCCTTGTACTGGAGGTAAACTTGGATCTTTGTAATCTCCACTCGAAGATGCATAGGCTGAATTATATAGGTTGCCGTAACCATCATCTTTTAGTACTATTTCTTCTCCTGATGGTGTAGAATCAAAGGATACAACAACAGAACCTTTATCTATTCCTTCACCATAAATGTAATGTGGTACAGAAATAACATATGCAGTATCATATAGTTCCCTATACTCTCTTGAATCTCCTGATGTACAGAATACATCTCCATGCTTCGGCCAATCTCTGTAATACATATGCCAAAGATTATCCCAAACAGATCTAGAAGGTATACGAATTGCTGAATTTAGATGTTCACTTCCACTATTAAACTCAGTGAATCTATCTGCTTTTGCAACTAGTCCATAAATCTTTGGAACTATAAGGTCGCTTCCAACAGGAATAGGCTGATCTGGTTCATACGATGCAGAAAAATTGGATAGTGTAAGATTATATCTCTTCCTTGCCTTGAATCTCTGGACCTGTATGTCATCTGGCGAAAATGTCTTAAAAACGTCGGACATACTTATTCCCTATTTAGAATTCAAGTTTTACACGAACAAGAGCCTCTCTTGAAAATGTTTTTAATAATGGTTTACTTAATTTTGCAACTGCTAATAATTCATTATTATCATTATACATTCCAATCGTAGTCATATACGTCTTAGGATCTCTAAAATATGATGCATTTGCAAATGTTCCTGCAGATCCTGACGTAAAGGTTGGATTATTTGAAAAGTTAAATTCATTGTTTTTAACTCTAACAAAGTAATGTGTTGAATGTATTGTTTCCTTATTTCTTGCTGCAAAGTATCCTACCTGTGCAGTTGATGATCCACTTAAATGGTGGAAAAAGTGAGTTGTATTTGCATTAGAAACAGTAACTGCTGTTGATGAGTATGCATAACTAGAAGAATCTACTGTTAAACCTACAGTACCATCTATTGCAGCTGAATCTAGTATAATTACTCCCATATCAGGATAAACTAAACCATAGTGATACGTATCTCCACTATGTAATCCTGCATCTATTGTACCACTCCTAATAAAATATTGTCTACCTGCTTCTGTAACAGTACCGTCAGAAACTGTAGAATCGTCAACAAGTTTAATAGGTGTTGTATTTCCAGATACGTGCAATTCCCAGTTACCTGGATCTATCTTTTCTTTCATTCTAGTTCTTTGAAAGTTTATAGCGTAGAATTGTTCTAAGTTTGCTGAAGAACTAGGATGAACATTTGAAACTGTAAACTGTTCGTCTCCTGAATTCAATAAAGTATTTGCATATTGTTTATATATGGCTCTACTTGGGCTGAAACCTACTGAAGCATATTGCGGTACAGCAGATCCAGATCCTTTAAAATGGCCATAGCCTATTGCAAATTGTATTTCTTGATTATTATTAGTAGATGGATCTTTTTGATAAACATCTAAATAATATTCACCAGAACTTTGACTCTGTGCAGATGAAGTAAACATTCCAGCAATTTCTCCTGTGTTTTCGGAAAATAATGCAGCAGTTACTACATCAGAATCTAAATTTTCTACAACATCATCAGGACCAAACTCTGAATATATTGAAGTTATTGCTCTAGGTGTAATTGGGTTTGGTCTTGGCCTTACGAAAGGTCTTCTACCTGGTTCTTGTTGAGGTCTATCTCTGTCACGCGTTACTCTATCGCTTTGATTTTGTCCTCTTGCTGGACTTAACCTTGCTGGTGATACTGGGTTTCCTCTACTGTCTTTATATGATGCCATGTTTTATTCCTCTATCTATATGCCGGTGATTCTAATATATTAGTACTAACCTCTTCCTTGTTAACCGTGATAGTCACAGTTGCAGAACCTCCAGTTTCATTTCCAATAATAGTTAATGTTGTAGATACAGCTTGTAATGGCTGTGCCTTCGCAACGATTTGAAAAGACTTACCGACTACGCTAATTGATTTCACATTAGTTTCTATTGGTGATGGTACTGATGGATTGAACCTTGAATCTACTGCACCACCTGGAGCTACATTTAGATAACATACATCTGAGTCTGCTAGTATTGCCGTATATCCAAATGTATTGTTTCCGTTTTGGAAGTTTGTTGTTGATGGTACCACTGTTGCAGATTGACCTGCATTTGTTAGTACTACAGCAGCTGGCAGAGCTGCTACAATCGGCATTTTTGAAATATTTTTAGGTAGAGTTACCAGTTTATATCTCATCATTTGTGATTCATCAGGACTTGCTTCAATTATTGGCATTGATTCAATTGCCTGTCCGTAATAATTTGTTCCTAAAGCATGATTAACGTCCCATAGTGAATAGTCAATTTCATCATCTGCAAGGGCAAATTTTGTAATGTTGAATGCTGACCTATTCTTAGCTAAGAGTTCTCTACCCTTTTTAGTTAAGATAGCATCAACTGTAATTGTTGTTTTATCTAAATATCCCATTTTATGTCTCCATATTTCTTTACAGATTATATCAATAATAAATATAAAACTGTTTTAATTTTGTATATATTATAGCACTTGATTTCCGTTTGTTGTAGGTCTTAAATAATTATATCTTCCACCAGCAAAGGCTTGTCCTCTTCCAGCTGCTGGGGTTCTTGAGATAGGTCTTCCGGAATACTTTCCAACTCCTCTACCTACACCTTCTCCTGATATTCCACCTGGACCTTCGCCAAGTGTTGGAACATCTGCAGTTATTGTGAATGGTGTTGTATCAATAACTTCTACAACCGGTCCTCCATCAATTGTTTGAGGAGAATCTATATTAAAGTCAGATGCAGACATCATACAACCATCGTAAATTAAGTTTTGAAGTCCTTTTGCTCTATAATCTTGGTATTGTGCAGATCTACTTAAAACAGATTCTGCTTCTAAATTTTGTATTGGTGCACCACTATGTGAAATAATTGACTGGCCGTCAAGGTTTCCATATCCTAAGTCATTTTGTCCAAACTGTACTCTAGGTACCTTTATACCTAAGGATTGGCTTAATTCTGTAGAAAACCTATGTAATTCCGTATGCTTATAAAAAGATACTGATTGGTTTCCAATCATAGGGAAGAACCATTCTTTACTTCTATCTCTACAGCTTTGATTGTCTGCGTACGAGGTTAATCCATTATTTATAATTGGATAATTTACAGTTCTATCAAACATTGGCTTATTTGGATGAAGGTTTGTTTTTAGATACTCATTTTTATTAAAGTCATAGAATCTTTCTTCTTCTCTAGGATCCATAGGATGACTTAAAATTTGTAAAGTATCTCTTTCATAATATGCATTTGCTTGTGTTACACTTGTTCTAACACTATCAGTTAGTTCAGATATATCTGTTTTTATTCTTACATCGTCTCCACCTGTGAATGTGTCAGAAACTGGTAAAACATGGAACCTACTTGCTGTATGTGCTTGAAATAATCCAGTTGTTGTTTGTCCTGTGACAGGGTTATAATCATATGGTGGGAAAAAGTCACCACCCATAGTTGTATTACCATTTTGACCTGCGACTGATTGTGTAATATGTACAACATATACAGCTGAATCACCACCACCTGAATTTACCACTGTTCCGTCTTGATGTATAGGACCACATGTAAATCCTGCTAGTGCACCGATAGATTTTGAAATATTTGTTGCTAATTCTTGTGGATCTTGACTGTATATAAAGTTTGAACCATTTACTTGAGTACCTGCAGAGAAGCTTTGTTTAGTATCTCCTACAAATGCAGCTCCAGAATCATGACAAAGAATTTCAGAAACTGTACCATCTGTTGATGTTAATGAAATAGACTTAGAAGAATATATCTCTAAACCAGAATTAGGAAAGGTTCCGGCAAGTTCTATTTTTGTCGTACCTTTAGTTGCTGCAATTGTTGTTTGTCCTGTAACTTTATAGTCATTATAGTTTCCAAAGCTTCCACTCCAATGTAATGTTTGATGGTACTCATAAATTGCAGCTGCTTCGTGTTGGTCTCTTTCCCAACACATAAAAATATCATCTTTAATTATTGGTTCAAATGGCCTTCTGTTTACAGTAACTTCTAGTTCTCCTACAGTAGTTCTAAATAATCCTAATTTATTCTGTTCTCGTTCTCTTTGGCCTCCTAATCCAAATTGAATATCAGGCTGTGGCAATGTTTGTGCTTGATCTCTTGCACCAGCCCTATGTCTTGGGTTTACTCTATCTCCATACCTAGATTCTAGAGGACCTCTATTATCCCAATCACTATAATAAGGATCTCCTGGACCGTTGTGTTTAAATCTTCCAAGTTCAGTTGTTCCTCCTTCTAAATAAATTCTAGCTGACATCGATCCTTCAAGTTGTACGTGATCGTAGACAGGTCTTCTTTCAGGTATACGAGGTCGTTCTAATATATGAGGCTCTATTGATATATTAAAGTCAGGCTTATTTCTACCTGGTACATTTTTCTTCATTTGACAAAGAACTGTATCGTCATAGTATCTTACAAGCTTAAAGAATTCAGCATATTTAAAAGGTCCAAAGTGTTTTAGCCAATAGTGATTATTATAGAATACACAATCTGGATAAAAAGTTATAAATTTAGATCTAGGATCTCCTACCAAATCATTAAATTCTATACCACCTAATTGGTGTTCTATATCAATGTTTATCTGGTCTACCGGAGTCATTTGCACAGAAACTCTGTTTATATCTCTAGGACCTTGTATAGATTTTGGATTCATTGCTGTTTTATTTACACTTAAACTAGAACCATTATCTACTTCATTTTCTTGTATTCTTATCTTATCTTGTCTTGTCATTCCGACATAATTAGGAACTATAGTAGCAACTCTTTCTTGTTGGAATTGAAAGTCTGATGCTCCTGAAAAACCACTTGCTGTTGCGAATACACTTCTATTGTTTGTAAACGGAGTTTGTATTTCTTGATTTGGGTGTGTAGAAGATATTATATCTTGGTCATTAAGTGGATATGTTCTAAGATCTGCTCCTAAAGAATATCTAACAATAAGATCTTCGTATGATGACGTATAACTATTTCCATCAATAGCCATAGGATTAAGTACATGATTATTAAATGCAGATTCTGTAAGTTGTTTCATCCAAAAACGTACTTCTTGTAAAGATCCACTATAATTAGAATAGTCTTTACTACCAAGATAACTAGATATTTTCCAATCGAAGCTATTTACTGCTCCTCCAATGTAGAATGAGTCATAGTTTTCTCCATAAGTACCAACAGTATATCCACCTCCTGCAGTATTATCAGGAGTATAGTAACTCATACTTACATATAAATCGTTGCTAAAGCCATCAGAATTCCAACTATGATTTGCAAACTTTCCAGCTGTTGTACTTCCAATTGTAGTTATACTAGATGAAAATTCATGTGTTATTGTTGCACGTGCCCAGTCAGTGGATTTTTTACAAAATAAGTCATATGTAAAGTCTTCAATTATTTGTGATGAAACTACTGAAGCAGTAGGTTCATTTCTTCTAACCATAACGTTCCACCAATCTCCATCATATATTGGTGCAAAATCAGTTGAACAAGAAACAAAATATTTTGTTGAGCCTGAGAGTGTTAATAGTCCAAAAACAGCTCTACCATACTTACTATCTTCTGCAACTGAGAATGGATATGTTTCACTTCCAGATGGTAAATAATTACTAACATGTTCTACACCAACAAATGAGCTTGAATTCATTTGAACTATAACCATATCTTTTTTATTTGCATTAAAAGAAACGGCTTCTAAATTCTTTTTACCACATTTTAAATCATGTTGCGCCATATCAGGCAACTTAAACCTAAACTCAATTGTATCAGGGAATTGTACTCTATCACCATTAGCCTCTTTAATTAGTGGATCTGTTATTGAATCCCATGACGCTGTTATTGTGGATCCACCATCAAAATGTAGACCATAATTAAATACGTCATATTCATAGTACTCATTTCCAAAATAGTCTGGTGCTACTGGAGTACCCCATTCCTTTATTCTAAATAATGTTTGAGGTATACCATAAATGTTCATGTATGCCTTAAGGTTTTCTAAAGTACCCTTAGTTCTCTGTAGATATGGTAAATTGTTTAATAGTCTTTTTCCAAACTCTAATCTTAAATTTTCAACTGGAACTGATTGAGATGTTTGGTATCGATCTGAAGCGTATATTTTATTTTGTATAAATGGAGATTGACCTACTACATAGCTTTCAGATGCAAAAGCATTATCTGGTGCATTCCAATATCCCCAATCATCTGTGTCTTCAAATGTTTGTTTATTGCCGTAGCTTCCACTTGCATCTGTTCCTAATACATATGTCCAAAGATCTTCTTCATCTGATTTCAAACACTGTTGATATCCTAGGTTTTTTAAACTGGTGTAGATTAAATCCTTAGACATCATATCAGAACCACTAAATTGTCCTTCGATCAGTCTTGCATCTATAGTATTATGTCTGTCCCACATTTCTGGTATAGCCGTAATATATACATAAATCTTGTCATAGAATTCTCCAATCATATCTACGAACTTTATATATTCACCATTTATTTTTTCGTCTGTTCCTAGTGTTGGATCTTCATGTATGTGTAAAGGTACTGCTTGGTTTCTTAATGAATGAATGTTTTGTCTGTCATAATTAGATGCACTAATTATTGCACCATCATACCAGTCTATAGCTTCAGATGAAGTAACAGATAGGTTATTATATGGTCCTCTTGGATAAGCTTGATCTGATAGTTTTGGCCATGTTGCAGAAGAGAATTCTCCTAGTGAACTAGACACATATGACGCAGATTCATTATATAGAAAAGTTTCATATCCATCAAATTTCGCTATAATTTCATTTTTAAGTATTTTAAAATTTTGAACGTTTTGTATATAATGAAACGATCCTGTAACGTTAGGGTCACTAGCAGTTACTGGAGCAGTAGTAGAAAGTTCGGATATTTTACCATCATAAAACTCCATTTGAGAAAGTTTATATCTAAAGTTTTTTAATCTTTCTTCTGCAGATCCAAACCTTATAAAATGGTCATAAAGTCTATAATCTATAGAAAGTCTAGTGTCATCTAAACTTCCTGAAAAGTACTTGTTTAATATTTTATCTAATACACTTTCTTTTGCATCGGTAAGGCTTACCCAATTGTGATATTTTGTAGTTCCAGAGTTTAATCCATCTTCATTTCCAGCTCCAAAGTTTGGCTGGGCTAAGAAATTAACTTGTTTTTCTACAACAGAAGATTCAACAAAAACTGTTTCTTGTACACTTGTTATTATTTCTTGTACAATCCAACATGGTTGTTTTAGTGTTATTTGTTCAGGTAAAGGCTCATATAATTTTAATACAATAGAATATGGAAATTCTGGAGTTGTAATTTTATCAATAGTCCAATTAACTGCTAACGGTACGACATTATTTCCAAAGTTAACATGAATATCTACCCAATGGTCTACATCTCCCTTTATAGATAGTTTATCTGCAAAGTCTTCGAATATTTCTTTTTCTTCTTGTGTTGCATCAGGACTAATTTTTAGCCTTATTTCAGTTCTACTTGCACTTATTTCATCAACAAATAAATCATTTATTGCAGCGTCAGGACTTCCAACCAGTGTTCTATAAAAGCAATACTTTACAAGAAAAGTTCCTGAGTTTACAAATTGTCTTATGTCATTGTGTAAATCTAAGAATACAACTGGATCATCGTTAATTGTTCCGTTGTCTAATATTCCACCTTCTGCAACCTTATAGCTAGTAATATCTGGTTCTGAGAACAACATTCTTTGGCCATCTTGTGAAAAAATGTGTAATTCTACCCTATCTTCGACGTCTAAGGCTTTACCAAAGTCTGAAAGTATTGGTTTTGAAGGTATTAACCTTAAATCTTCTTCGTTATATTTAGTATTCCAAGCCATTATTGTTGCTGCAGTCTATTTGTCTTACCTTTCTTTCCAGAAGGAAGTGTATTTGTTACTACTTGTTGTTGAGGTTGTACAGTTGTTTGCTGTTTTCTTGCTAAAGTAGGAGTCTCAGGTACACGTGAAACTACACTTGTTTTTGTTGGTGAAGCTACTCTTTCATCTGACACACTGTTTTGTTTTGGTTCTGGACCATATTTAGGAACTCTCCAAGGATTAAAGCCTCTATAATTATCTCTAACATACCATTCTTCTTGTAATCCATCCCAGGCAGTTCTTGACCACTCATTTGTTTCAACATCAAAATCAAACCATCCGTCTGTCTTTTTATATTGCGTATCATGTTGTTGGTCTATAAGTATTTCACCTGTTGGTGCACCAAATCCTAAAAATTCATCTCCACCTTCTGACGTTTTTGGAGATCTAATTTCATCTCGTTCAATAATCAATCCACCTGTACATAGAATATATATTTGAGGTGTTTCTGTCTGTCCTTTACTATTTTTTATTCTACAGAAATAAAATCCTGTTTCAAATATTGTTCCGTTTATTAAGGCTAATTTTTTAGTTCTAGAAATAACTCTATTTGTTATTCTAGTTCGTGTTTCTAGGCCATGTTTTGCTGGATTATCCGAATTAAAAATCCATTCATAGGTTAAATCATCTTCTATTTCAACGTCATCTTCTGCAAGATAGCTGTATGCATCTGCAACAAGTACTCGACTATGATTACCTTGAAACTGATAAACCGTGGTAACCAATGCAGGGTCATCAAATATTGAATAATCATCAGTTATCTTACCATCAACTGTTCCATGCGATGGAAAAATAATAATACCAGTTGTTTCTCCAGAATTTGGATTTTCTCTAAGTATTGGAGGTCCACTTGGTCCATATACTACTGATGGTATTAATTCAGTTATAGAAGTATCTATAGCCTCTAAATATTGTACCTTATCTAAAACATATCTTTGTGGCAAAATAACAAAATCTTGTCCTATTTCAGCACTATCTGTTTGTGATATTATTGTTCCAGTAGTTCCTCTATGTGTCTTATCAGCCTCTGTTTCTAAATAATCTAGCTCAGTATTTATTTGAAATTGTTCTATTTCTTCGGCTATTATATGTGCACCTGCATCCCAAGGATAATAGTCTTGCTGTACAGTATTTATGGATATTGCACCATTATCTGGAACAACTACTGTTGCATCTTTTCCGCCAATAAAGTCAGACTTGGCCTCAAGCGGTTTTTCTGCTGCAGACCTTTCGACTTTTTGAGTTCTATATCTTGGTTTTGCCATCTTAATCTACTACCTTAAATGTTAAATCATTATCAAATACTTTAGTTATACTTCCACTAACACTTTTTAATATTATCTTGTATCTTCTTTCTGATTCGAATTGATCTAGCCATAAATCAAAATAATTACCACTAGAATCACAGCTTAATTTAGTGTAAGATGTGTCGTAGTCTATTACAGTTTCACCAGTCTTATAGTCTTCAATTGACCAATATGAATTTGTTGGTAAATGCCTTATGTCTAAATTAGCTGAGGTTGTTGCATATGTTTTTTCATAGTATCGATCTCTTCCTACCACTCTAAATCGTTCTTTACTTTCTCTATGCAGTGTATCTCTACTGTTTTTAACATATACAAAAACATCTCCTCCAATATCAATCTGTGATAAGCTTTCTGTTACTGGTGAAAAGTCATCCCAAGCAAATTGAAGTTTTGGCTGATATATTGTATGTGTTTCTTTGGAAAAGAAGTTAAGTGAACCATAGTTCTTTCCGTCATATTCTTGAGAACCAGATCTTTTTAATAAGAATCCTTCATTAGTTAGAATTGGTCCACCACTCCAACTTTCACTTAACCATGCATTAACTATACCACTAACAGGTATAGATATATCCGTGCTTTCATATACAAACTCTTGTACACCATAACTTGCTGTCCACCATGTTCCTCCACCCTTTGTTGTTTGTGTAGATAAACTTCCCGTTGTTCCAGGTGCAAATGGAATATCTGCACTTGATGTATGCCACTCTGTTCCGGTATGTTGACCATCTCTATATTGCCAACTAACTCCTTCCGATGTTTTAGGATTGTTTGCTAATCTACCAATTCCCATTTCCCAAGATTGAGAAACCGCATATGCAGAGATTGCATAGCTATATGGTAATTTTTCAGCAGTATGTGTATATAATTTTAATACTGATCTGACTGATGCTGGTATTTCGCCATCTACTATTGATTGAGATACATTTGTAATATCAAATTTTGTTAAAATTCGAGTATTAAAAGTATTATTGGTATTAGATTCAGATATTGTCTTAGTTATTTCTAAGACTTCATCTAATCCTGCATTCTGTGTTTCATACTGTTCGTATAGTGTTGCGTCTATTGAAGATGTTATGCTATAAATCATTATGCTGCTCCTACTATTCTTGCTTCGATATCTTGGTCAGGAAATTTGACCTCAAATATTGAAGGGTCTAATGAAGGATATACAATATTACTTTTAGTTGCTTCTCCAATATCAAAATAATTACCAGAATATCCAGACGCGGTATCGAACTTATTAAATACATTTAGGTTTAGAATAGACTGTACGCCATCTACTTGGTCTAATGTTGCTGCAAGATCTGATAGTGATATTGGTTCGTTTATTTGCCACTTATCTATTTCAAAATAACGTTTTGCTTCAGCAACTGTTTTTAGTAAGACTTCCTTTGTTATAGAATCAGGCCTTGCTAAAATATCAAACTTAATACCAATGTTTATAATAAATGCATTTCTAATGTTTATACCATCAGTCAACATCCTAAACTTTTTAAGGTATGTTTTTAAATTACTCTTTGTTGCAATGTTGGGCTGTGTCAGTTGCTTACTAGAATTGTATGATAAACAATAAAGGTTAATTGCAAGAGGATTAAATTGGTCTTCATATGCAGATGGATTGGCGTTAGGATCTACTGAACTCATTCCATCGTCTCTAGTTACATATGCCTTTGCTATACTTCCAAATTTTCCAGGAAGAGAATAAACTCTAGCAATATAATCTTCTTTTGTTACGGCCCTGTTCTGTGTTGCATATGATGCAAGAGCATTTTGTCTTATTTCTTCAGGTGTTTCTTGTCCTCTACCTCCTGTTGCAGGATTTGGATTAGAAGCTGCTACTGATTTCTTTGCGAAGTCAACTGTTCCTACATTTAATCCATCAAAGCTTCCAACAAATTCTACACCTGTTACTTTTGTTAATGTTTTTGCACCAACATTAGCTTCTATTCCTCCTCCAGTATAATATCTTACAATTAGAGTAGTATCTGATGGTGCCTGACCGTATCCTCTTGTAAATAATACATTAGTCGGGTCATATGCATTGTCTAGTCCACTTGTGTTTCCATATGGAAGCTGCATACCTATGTTTGTTGGGTTTGGCAGTATTATTTCATCAGAATTTGCTGATACACCAGCTCCGAAATGAAGCTCAATTTGATTATTACTAGTTATTCGTTTAATAAATCTCCTAGGTACTCTACGTAGTGAAAGTATATATGGTACTTCAGTTTCATAGGTAGATAATAACGGATCTGCAGCTTCTGCTTGTTTTACTTCTGTATATACAGTGTCTTGAGCTAGATAGTCAACTTCATACCATTTATTACCATCAGTATCCTTACAGTCTGCAACATCTATTACATTGGTAGGTCCTAGCCTAATTCTATCAAACTTTTTAGGTTCATCAAATATAAAGGTCTCTGCTTCTAATTTTCCTGAAATTGCCTTTGTGCTTTTTTGTAGTAGATAAAATTGTGGTACTCCTGTTGTATCATCTACTTTATATATTGAAACTTTAGTAGGATTAGAAGAGCTAGAATAATTAAAATTTACATTTTCAAGTGTTCTAAATTCAACATCAGAATTTTCACTAGATTCTATAGTCATTCCTTCTTGTACTTCTAAAGCATATCTAAAATCTGGTGCTATGTTTACTCCACTACCAACTGCAGGTACAAGTTGGAATACATCTAATGTTGTAGTTGCTGCAGCTGATGGCTGAGGAACATATCCTAAAGCCTGTGCTATGTCATATATATTTTCTTCTTCCTGTGCATGTAGCAGCATTGATTCCCGTAGTTGATTATCAATATATAATGACAAAACGTCTCCAACGTATGCAGCCATCTCAATAAACATCATTCCAGGAGATGACTCATTAAAGTCAGTGTATGTGTCAGGAAAGTATACCTTTGCAAAGTTTACTAATCTTTCTCTAAACTGTCCAAAGTCTTTATTTAAGTATTTTACTTCTTTTTTTACTAGTGCCATTATTCTACTCCGCCAATTATTACAACAATAGATTCTTCTTGAAACTGGTTTCCAGATAACGTAAAGTCTATTGCAACTCTAACGCCATTAAATCTATCATCAAAGCCATATTTTTTATCGGCAACGTCAACAATTAGATTATTAATCTGTACATATGGTAGCCAATATGCTGCAGCTTCATTTATTTCTTCTTCTATTTTTCCAATCAATGAGTCTACATTTTGGTCAAACAAAGAATCATATATGCTTGTACCAAATGTAGGATGCATTGGTCGTTCACCTTTTCTAGTTAATATTAGGTTTTTTAGATTTGCAGCCGCGGCCTTTATAGTAAGCCTTGTCTGTGGAAAGGGTGCACCTGATGGTTTGATTAAGGGTAAATCAATTCCAATAGCTACTCTTTCGTCTTCATCTGATAGATTTGACCTAAATATTTTTCTAGGAGGTATTGCCATTTATTATCTTTTGCCTTTTTTCTCGTCTATTTTTTTCATCAAAGCAGAATAATCCTTTGTTAACATTTCTGCTACATCATCACTAACTTGTACATGCTTTCGATCTTTTGGTAGCATTTGTTCTACGGTAGGTTTGCCTCCAAACATTTGTTCTGGTGAATTCATTCCCATAGCGCTTGCAAGACCTCCTTGTCCATTAGTATAAGCTTGACCTCCCATGGTTGGCCATTCTTCTTTAGAGTTTGCAGTCTCATTCAACACTTTATTTAAAACAGGATCTCTTGTATATTCAAACTGTGAAGGTTTGTTTTTATTCTGTCTTGTTCCTTGTTCATATGGATTTGTTGGTGCTTTTGCCATTTCAGTTAAATTAAATCCATGTTTAATGTGCTCTGAAGTTAGTTGTTCCTTTGTACCTAGAACCTCTTTAAGCTCTTCACGTACTGCAGTTCTTACTTCTTCTCTAACTGCTTTTTTTATTATTTCTAATAGTTTTTTTGATGTGCTCATAATATTCCTCGTTACTTATATAAATATCTCGTTTGTTAAGTTTTTAGTTCCTATGACCAAGGTAATGGCCCTATGGGCGGTACACTTGGTATTATATATGTTCCTGTTGGAAACCAGCTAGCTAAAACAGCTCCAAATTGATTTCCCATTGTTAATGCATCAGATCCTCCAGGTTCTCCAGAAGCAAAACAACTATCTATTGCTGGAGGTGATGCAGGTGGTACTGCTATTGATGGTGCAAATCCAGGAGCCATAGTTACTGCAAATAGTTGTATTGCTGACTTTAACATATTTCCTGCATTATCTGTATCAGAATTCCATCCTGCTAATGCACCTGCCATTGCACTTTCTGCCGCTGATAATGTTGTAGATGGCGCCGGACCTAAAACGGTTGTTGCTCCTGCTAATACTGCTTGTGCCCATCCTTTACCAGCATCTCCTTGTGCTTCTCCAGATGGTACACCGCTACCAAAGTTTGCGTTATATACATTTGCGAATAGTGCTGGATTAAATGGCATAAAAATATCTCCTAATTAGATTTTGTACAATAACTATTCTCACTTAAAATATCCGGAGCTTTTGACTTTAAGCTTCCATAGTCTGATGAATTTATAGGTGTTCCACTAGGGCCACAGGCAGTTGGATGTGTCTCCGCCATTAGAGTATCACATAACTCTTGCATCCAATCTACTAGTGTTTGACCTAGTGCGACTGGCTCAGCTTCATCAGTTGAAGCATTTCCTAAATATATTTTTGGTGAATCTATTATAGTATGGTCATCAGCATCAATATTGAATGTTCCTTCAGTAGAAAAACCTACTGAAACCTTTGCTGTTCCTAGAATACTATCTGTTTTTGCATTAAAAACTATTCTATCTGAATTTATTATTATTTGATTTCCTTCATATGCATCTTGTTCGTCTGGATTAGAACTATTGTGGTATGAATCCTTATTTGTGCTTGCAATTTCTAAAGGTATTTTTTGTCCAGCTGCTAATACAATCTGAGATGAATCACCAGATGTTGTATAATCTTCTAAGTGGTAGCCTTCTGCAGTATCTGACGCATCACCATATCCACTCTGTATAGTTATTATTGGATCTCCTGCCGAACCTGCATCAGAATATAAATTAGGATCACCAGCTTGAGGATCTGAGGTACTTCCCATTCTTATTGAATTTCCCCATCTACCTTGTATAATTATATCTCCTTCGTACGGTTGTAAAGTTGATATTTCTTGTGGTTCAAATGAATTACCAAGTGTTGGTCCGTCTGGTTCTGCATCTCCCTTATGTCTATCAAATTCACTAGGTACTGCATTTCTTCTTTCTAAGGCATAAGATGCTGCAGGTAAACTATTTTCATTTACATCAGACCATATATTTTGTGGAAAAGGTAGCCATAATTTCTGTGTTGCACCTGTTTGTCTTTGTGAATCTGTTGATGCTCCTTTTATTATTAGAACACATTCACCAATTAGCGGATATTGTATAATATTTACACCAGCTGGTTTTATCCAAGTTAAAACATAATCACTAACATTATTTTGTGACTGTATTAACCTTGCAAGTACACATCCTACAGCATTGCCTTCATCTGTATATTCTGGATGAGCCTCATCTAGTATAATGTCTACAACTTCTGCAGCCTCTACTTCTAAAGATCTTGGCTGTCCAGTTATTCCTCTAGTCTGTCCTCCTGTATTAACGGGCATTACTAGTTCTCCTTAGTTTTTTCTATTTCTTCAATAGATTCTATAAGCTGTTTCTTCTCATCATCACTTAAAGAAAAATCTCCACCGCCGTTGTCAGCTCTTTGGGATGCTCGTTGTATTATTCCTGCCATTTTAATTAAATGGTCATCATTTTTTAATGATGCATCAATATAATCCTTTATTAATGGAACAATAACAGTGGCATCGGTCATATTTTTTATTAGGCCTTTTAATTGGCCGATAAGGGTATTTATTTGTTCATCTTTCTTTTTTGAGTTATCATAGATTTCTGCAAAAAGGTTAGAAAGAGTCTTGCCCTTAAATATTTCATCGTCAAACATGTTTTATCTCCAATATATCTACTTATCTATATATAAATATACCCGAGCTTATAAATAAAAATTGCCCCAGCACATTAAGTACTAGGGCAATCTCAATTATTAAGTAATATTAATTACTTCTTAATAAAAAATGAAGCTACTATGATTAGAACTACTAATCCAGTAAATCCACCTTGTCCAAATCCATCAACTAACGCTGTTAGATTTCCTATAACATCCATTCCAAAAACTGAACCACCTGTTAAAACGAACCATAAGATCGTTACTGGTAATACAGCTAAAAGAAGTGTTGATAATCCGCCAAAAAAACCTGCAATGATTTTAATTACATTTTCCATTTGATTTCTCCTTTGTTATTTTTGTCACTAGCATTTGACAAGTTAATAATTAGAAACGGTATGCCAACCCTAGGTTGAACGTACCTTCTCTCTCTCCGTTTTCGTCTTCGTTAAGACTAATTGTATAGTTAGGCTCTATTGCTAAAGCTTTCCATACAACAAATGAATATCCTAAGCCTAATACCAGGTTATCAGTTGTTTCTTCGGTAGGTGCTTGAACGGAAACATATGTGTTTGCGTTCCAATTGTAACGACCAAATAAGTCGTACTGCTTGTCACCATTTTCGTCTTCTCCAGCTGAAACTAATCCGACAGTCCATATGTCGTTTAATTTGTAACCGATACCTAAGTTATCAGTTAAGCTAGATACTTCGAATTCCTCACCATCTTCCGGTGCATTGTAAGTCGTTACGACTAAAAAGTTTTGGGCTCCTGCAACCATTGTTGCTAAAGCCAGTGTTACTGTTAAAAATAAATTCTTCATAAATTTTCTCCTTTGTTTTGTTATGCTAGTAACGATTTTGTGGCCAAAATTGACCGGTTCAAAATTAAATATACTAAAAAATGTCTCTAGTATTTAATTTTTGCTTCTCTATATTTTCTGAAAGTCTCTGAATATTCTTTTTTGATGGTATTGACAACCTTTGTTATGTACTGGGTCCTAGTGTTTGTCATTTCTCTTATCATAATGTAAAGAGCTTTCTTATTAAAATTTTCTATATTGTCTCGTTCTCTAAAAAGTTGTATAACCGCAAAGGCTATTTTTCTATCTCGATCACTCTTAAATATTTTTGGTATCTGCTTATCATAATAGTCTATAAAAGCTTCCATAAATGCAGATGATTGTTCATTAAAATCCTTTTTTGATTCTTCGTTGGTAACATCTCGCTGTGAATCTATGGCTATAACAGGTGCTTTTTCTTTCATAGCCTTGTAATTTTTATTGTTGTTCTGAATTAGATAATTTTTTGCAACAATACTAAAGTATGAAAAAGCCTTACCCTTTCCTTCTTGAAATTTAGGTAATTTTTCCAACATAAATGCTACAACTTCTTGTTTTAATTCTCTTGCTCCATAATCAAAATAATAAAACTTAAATGTGTGAATTATATTTTCTGATAGCTTGTCTAGAGCACGATGAATATGTTCATTGAAAACCTTATTTCTTAATTTATGGTCTCCTTCTGCATTGTATGCAATGATGGCAGCTTCAGTTATAGGCGTAAAGTACATTTTACTTTTTCTAGGCCTACCTCTTCTTTTACCTTTTGCAGCTAATGCAGCTATCCTAGCTTCTTCGTCCTGCTGCTTTTTAAGTTGTTCATAAAACTTTTCAACAGGTGATAATTCTTGCTCGTTTACTGGATCCATTATTTCTCTAAACCTTCTATTATTTTTAATATTTGTTTAAATGTTTGACCAACTTCATCATCGTCTTCAAATATACCTTTGCTATCAACACGTCTAAGGTTGTTAACAACTTTGATTAGTTCTTGTTCTATGCCAACTAAATTTTTGTCAGATTCTTCAATCGTATCTTCATATAATTCTAGTTTTCTTAATAAGTTAAATGTAGAATAAATTAAAAAAATAACTAAAAGAGATAATATGATAATTGTGATTATCACTTAGTATCTCCAAATAGGTCCTTAAATAAGTCTTGTGCATTATCATTTGCACTAGAAATTTTTGGAGCTTTTTTCTTAAATACTGGTGCTGAGTTTTTTACTAGAGGAGCTGATGCTTGTACTCCACCTTTATTCCATTTCTCAAATTCTATCATTGATGCCATATGATCTGCTTGATGTAGCAATAGTGGCATATGATTTCTAAGTTTTCTATCTTTATCCCATGTTTTAAGATATGCAGCATTACCATCGTCATATAATCCATCATGAGTCATTATAGCTATCATTTCATTTTGTGAATACTTAATACCAAATTCTTGTAATAACCATAAGCTACGATGAGGTACTGACATATTTTGAATTTCAGGATTAACATTATATATTTTACCTTGATTCTTTCTGTGCCATTCACTAGGATTTGGTACATAATATTCATGGTTGATATCACCAACTTTACCAAGGTCATGATTAAGCGCAGAAAATGCAAGTTCTTCTGTTGTATAACCGCTCATATCTGCTCCCATACCTTTCCATAGATTATATAGTTGAGCAGAACATTCCATAACTCTTAATACATGGTCAACATATCCACCAATAAAACAGTTATGAAAGTGTTCTATACCAGATGCCGGTGCCATCATCATTCGGTCGGCAAAGCCATCATACATTTCTAAAAGTTTAATTTTTCTATTACCATCAAAAGTTTTTTCAATTTTTAATCGTAAATCATTCCAATTTTGTACTAGTTGTTCTTCTGTTAAATTCATAATTATCCTATTATATCTATTACACCTAATTTTAAAGCTTCTTCAGCACTTAAGTAAAAATCTGACTTCATTTGCTGTTCCCACCATTTGGCATCTTTCTTAGTTTTATCACCTAAAAGCTTATATATTTTAGACTCAACAGCTTTAGAGTATTCTAAACCTGCTCTAACATCTGATAGTTTTCCTTGTGAAAATGTAGAACCTTGATGGAACATTATTGTTGAATGTTTCGATGCTGCTCTTTGTCCTGTTCCACATGCTAGTATAATTGCTGCAGCAGATTGTGCAGAACCTCTACAAATAGTATTTATTTTTGTATCTATTAATTCCATAAAGTCTATAATACCAAACATCTCAGAAACATCTCCACCTGGTGAATTGATAAGTAAGTTTACATCTTCGTCTTTATACTTATCAGCTCGTTCTCTAATAACAGTTCGGATGCGAGTCATAAAATCAAACAGTGTAAATTCGGATATTTCTCCAAATAAATATATTACACCTTCAGGTATCCAAACACCTCGGTCTGATTCTTCCCATTTTGAATTGTCTGGTGGCAACCCAATTGCGCCAGTTGTTTGTTTTACTTCTTTACCAGGTAGTTCTTTTTCCATATCTTCTTCGTATAAAGCCATATTAGTCAAATAATAATTTTAATTGTTTTTTATCTTTTTCTAGGTTTGTATCTTCAATATAACCAAATGTGTCTCGAACTGAATTTTCATGGTATCCTATTGCATGAGCCATTCTCACACACATAACCTTAAATTCAGAACATGTCATATCTTTTGGTAGTGTAAAGTCTATAACCTTTGCTTCTTTTGTAGATCCTCCTCTACTGTACGTTAGCTTATTTGTCATGTTGATTAGCACATAAGTTCTCCATATTATCTAATTTATTAGTATAATATAAACAAAATTTTCTAATCGGTAAAATAATCTAATACTTTTTTTCGTAGTATTCTTCTGAGTTGAATTTTCTAGGGAATCTTCCAGCTAGAATTCTAGCCTCGTACTTAATGTGTTTATCCATAACCTTTTTATCTTTTTTCCATCGTAACGTATTGTATTTCTTTTTAAGCCTAAACAGTCTGGTTCCTGCCTCTAGCTTTATTCTTTCTTTTTCTTTCTTGGTTAGTCTATTTCCACTATCCTTTATCTTGCTTGGTTCTAATGTATCTTTTAAATCAGGCTGTTCTTCTCCTTTATGATAAACAGTGCCATCTCTATCAACAAATACTGCCATCCATTTCCAACCTCTAGGTCTACCAGTTGACTTTTTTAATGTTACATCTGGACCACCAAATTCTGCGTTTAGGCTCTCGCTTACACATACATGACATAGTACGGAAGAAGCTTCCTCTCCACATTTAGACATTTGGCCACAAACTCGACATTCCATGTGACGATACATTGAACCTTTATTTTCGTTCCACTTTGTTCCGGGTAAGTATTCTACTAAATATTTTTCCATTTTATATATCTCGGGTTTTTATAGATTTTTATTCCTTCCTTTACCTTAGTCCTAGTTGTTGGGTCTAAACTATTTAGGTATTCTTTAGTTGCTATTTCTCTTTCGTTGTACAAATCTTTATTTGGTGTTGACAATATTTCTT